CTGCTGGCGTCGGCGTGAGGCTGATTTCCCCGACGACCCAACGCTTAATCTCGCCCCCATCCCGTACCACGAGGTGGGACAGAGCTCCGGTGCTGAGTCCAAGTGCTCCGCTCTGTACGAGCTTCATCACCTGCTCTGCATATTTGTGGCGGCGGTCAATCTCAATGTCGACCTCGATGCCCTCTGCATCGGGAGTCCACGCTTTGACCGTGCCGATTTGCGACTTGAGGCCGCCGAGCGCATGGTCATAGTAGACGGGCATCCCGATAAACGAGCGGGTCTCCCCGAGGTCGGTCGCCTTGGTGAACGTGTCGCCCACGAGGTCTGCACCGCCGTAGACGATGCCTCGCCCACGCAGTGCGTAGTCGCCGATCGCTTTGATGCTTGACCCGAATGACTTTGCTTCCATGCTACTCCCTCCCGATGATGCGCCGTGCGTATGCCTTGACGCTCTCATCTACTTCTATTATACGAGGGGCGTCAAATTGCTTCACGGATGCTACCTCAATCTCCACCTCTACCCCGGGCTCATCCTCTGCTTCGGGCATCGCCTCTTCCATCGCTTCGGGCTCCATGGCATGCTGTGCGATGACGCTCTCAGGAATCACCCACAGCTTGCACACCGCTTCCGGAGCGATGCTCCCAGCGACGATGGTGCAGGCACCGCCCTCCACCCAAAAGGCGCAGTACTTGCAGGCAATCCCCTGCGATGCGAACGGGTTCTCTTCCATGTAGTGCGCACCGTCAGCACTGATGCCTTTGCTCCACTGCCCCATGTCCTCGGCAGTGCTGAGGTACTGCGCAATCATCTCGTCCTGCCGTGGGCTGTAGCCCTCCATGACCATGGCTTTCTTGCTCATGTCTTCCTCCTCTATAATGCGCCGAGCCCATGCCCAGCCCTCATCGCCTCCCCAGCCCATCCACGCTTGCCATCCTTTGCCCTGCTCCTCCCACGTCGCCCCGTCCTTGTCCACCTCGTGGCGGGCAAAGTAGGACGCCATGCGTCGGAGCGTGGCCACACTCACCGGCTGACGATTCGCAAGTTGCCGTGCTCGAGCAAGGCCCACTGGGGTCATGCCTCGCTGGCTCGGTGGCTTCTCCGCTCGGACTTCGAGCGCCATGCGGGCATTGTCTGCCACCGCTTCCGGCGGTGTGTGCGTATCGCTCTCCGCTTTGGTCTCCTCAGCGGTGGCGATGTTCAGCGCCGTGAGGTAGGCGTCAGCGTCGGCTTCGTTGTCGTAGCACTGCAAGGCCTCGGCGTCGCCGTCCTTGTAGACGCAAAACACGCCGTCTTCTGCTTCGATGTGGTAGGGCATTACACGTTTATCCTTTCCAGCGTGCGCTGTACGATGGTGTCAAGTTCGCCCCGATCTGCCACCGCTTTGGCGGCTTGCGCTGCCGTCAGCCATCGCTTTTTGTGTATCTCCGCTTGCTGGTCGCCGATGACATACGGTGCATACGTGGCGTCACTCGTAATCACGGCGGTGTCGCCGTCAAGGTTGACGCGGTATGACTGACTCAGGCTTTGCGACGCCGCCAGCGTACTGCCTCGCCCACGCACATATGGCACTTTAATCTTGCCCTGCGAAATCATCGCCATCACGAAGCGGCGTTGCTTTTCGCTCTTGTACACCTGTGCACCTTTCTTGGGCGGTGGAGGCTTCTGGATTTGGATTTCGCCCTCAACGCTCTTCGCATATGCCAGCGTGATTTGACGTACCGCTTCACGATAGGCGCCGAGGGATATGTTGGCAATCACTTCAACTTCGAGCATCATTTCACCTATCGGATGATGTCGTCGGGGATTTCATCCGCCTCGTATTCGACCATGTACCCCCATGACTCCAATATCACTTTGACATTGAGAAAAGAGTCATCACAAAACCAAGACGTCGCCTCAATATCACGAATCTTGTTGATGACGTCTTTGTCACCAACATATTGCAATTTTTGATCGTCCCACTCGGCTTTTTTGCCGTTGATTTGTGCGACAAACTTCATTACTTGCCTCCATCTTTTACGGTTTGTAGCCACCACTCAAACAAGCCAGGGTCGGACGTTGTTGCGGTTCCTGAGATGTCCGTAATACCCATAGGCAGCACTTCCAAAAACTCATATGAACCTTTGTATTTGCGTAATGTATACGCATCTTCTACACCATCACGATATGCTTTGTCTGACTGTTTCAAGCCATGAGCATATGTTGGTTCAAGCGTTGCTAGTGATTGCAATTTCTCCCCTTGTGTGCGCTCAGCAACAAACCGATCGGTGGAATCTTTTCCATATTGCGTTCGCAATTGCAAAATATGCATTGATTCGTGCACTAATGCACTTGTCCAATCAATATTTTGCGGATTTACATAGATTGTGTCGTAATCAGCAGCCATGCCAGCGCCTTTCCATGGCTTAATCTTTACGTCCCACACTTTCCCATCGGAATCTGCAATGCCGACGCTGAGTTTTACGAACTCCTCAATACGTTGCACGTCGGCTGGTGTTAATTTGGGATGCATCGATGTGATTCGCACTTCTTGCGGATTATCACGACGCAAGTCTTGCAAAAGTTGCCGATACAGCGGCGCTTCTTGTTGATTGATTTGCGTTTCACGTTGACGAAATGCGCTGTATTCAGTTTGTATTTGCTGACTTATTGCATTGTATTCTGGCGTTCCTGCAGTCAATGCATTGCGTTGTCGCAGTAGGTCATTAAGGTTACGCCGTCCTTGCTGTTGCTCTGCAGCGATTTTTCGCAGTCCATCAGGAATACTACTTCGTACTGCTTCCGCTTGCTCAATTGCTGACAATGCCGCAAATGATTGCTGCTGCTGTTGTTGCTGTTGTTGAGGGTTGACCAATCGGAGCGCCGTGGCGCATCGGCAATTTGGATGCGCTGGCGGCCCGCCAATGTCGCTCCATTCTGATTCTTTTTTGCCATCAAGTGGCCCACAGATTGGACATGTAATATCGTCCCGCTCCGTAATCCATACTCGCTCATAGTTGAGGCCACGCTCCGCGAGGTAATCCTTGTAGATGACGTTGGCTTGTGTTTGGCTTCGCACAATCTCCGTACGGGCAATCATCAGTGCACGGGCAGGGTCAACGCTGGGGCGCAACATCTCAGCGACGTCTTGCGCCGTCATGCCCGGAGTCTGGCGAAATGCGTCAATGACTTTCTTGATGCGTGCGGCGGTGGTGGCGTCGATTTGGTCGGTGGTCATCGGCACGTAATCAACGAGCCAATCCACTACGCGGTCATTCGTGGCGTCGGTCGCAGTGACACCGATTTGGTTTCCCACCGTGTCGATCTGTGCTTGTGCCACACGGGACAACTCACGATTGAGCACGGGAGCGACGATGTCCCGCAATGTGGGGTTGACGTCTTGATTGCGCAGAATCTTGCGCACCCACGCCGCACCACGCTCGGCGAACTTGCTGATGAGCTCATCGTAGATGCGCCGCTCGTCTTCCGTCATGTCGTCCAACGCCTTGACCTCGTCTACGACGTCGTGCGCCTCATGTACGGTCATTTGCGGGCTTAAGCGCATCATCACGGACTTGACATCGTCTTTGCTCAAAACGTCGCTCTCAAAGGCGCACACGGGGTCTTTTCCTGCCTTGATGCGTCGCTCTAACTTCTTGGCAAGCAATGCCCACTCTGCGGAGCGTGCGGCGATGATGTCGTCATCCTCATCGTCGTCCGGTGTCTCCTCAATGTCGTCATCCGTGGGCGGCGCGGGGCTTGGCTCCGGTGACTCGGGCTCGGGCTCGGTAGGCGGCGTGGGCTCGGGCTCGGGGCCCAGCGCCTCTTCGATTTGGTCATAGCCCAAAATCGTCATCGCTCCACGGAGCGGGACGCCGGCTTGGACGAGCTGGAGCAGTGATCCGGCACGCATCGCCTCGTCGGTCTGCAACACGTCCAGCGCCTCGGGATTGAAGCGCAGCTCGTAGTTGAGCGGCTCAAGCAGTTGGTTGTTGAGCACTTGGTCGTACAGGCTGAGTCGTGGCACGATGGTCTCACGCCAAAAGCTCTGTCGGTCGCTGTCGGCCGTGGCGTAATTCGCAGCACTTGCCTCGAGCATGGTGCGGGGCACGCCCAACGTCATGGCGATGCTCGTGATGACGCGCTCTTGGAGTTCGGGCAACATCAACTCATTGATGGGTGGCGTGATGGTGCTGACCTTGAGGTCGGGAGCCCGAACGAACGCCGTGCGAAATGCGTTGATGACTCCGCTGAAACGTGACGTCCACTCCGTCTGGAATCGCTTGAACTCGCTTTCGTCCATGTTTTCCGGCAGGTTCAACACCGTGATGGGCTGTGCACCGCCCTCGAAGAAATGCGAGGCAAAGCGCTCCAAGTAGTGACCGAGCTGGGCACTCTGCAGCGCAACGCTCGCCGGTGCAAGACCAGGTCGCACTTCGTCATACAGCGATGGCTCACGGAAATAGACGATGTCGTCAATGCTCCATGGCCCGTATTGCGCATCGCCCACGCTCTGGTGAAACGTGATGCCTGCATACGGATTGCCGGGCTGTGCTTTGCGTGTGTCCCAGTCCACTCGCATGGTCGTCGGGTTG